ATGTGTCACTAATGCTTCAATGTTTCCGCATTCTCCTGTGGCCTGGTTCTTAACATTTATAAAATATTTTGCTCCCACGTGTGCTCCGTGTGATATAGCGTCTAGTGTTGTGACTGTGCTGTCAATGATATCGACATGCATTATGTCATGAACAAGACCAAGCTCACCAACGTAACCTGTGGAGTCACTGTCTCCGATTCCTATTCTGTAATATGACATTGTGTTACTAGCGCCAACCGTTGACCCGTCGCCGTCGGTGACTCTTAAACGTACTTTGGATGCACTGTCACCTGCCGTAACGACGTCAGCATCGAAAGTTGGATGCGTATCTCCGGGGTCTGTGCTGGTCACAGCAGACGATGTCAAAAATGCATCATTAAAATTGTGTAGCACAGAAATTTTCTGAGTTTCGAAACTGCCGTTAGCTAAATCACGTGTCACCACATGATATAAGGCACCATTAAATTCAGAAGCTGTAAATTGTGCGGCTGTTCTTGTTGCCGCAAGTAGGCTTTGTGTTGTCCCTGTTGCGATGACATGATCAACTTTTGTTTCAGTGTTCCCGCCTAACACAACACCTGCCTCAGTTGAAATACGTCCCGAAGAACCATCCACAGTGTTGTCTCCCAGCCCAATTGCAAAATAAGATGTGGCATTTTTAATTGCGGTTGACCCATCATTGTTACCTGTCATTTTGAAATCTATGTTGGAACCATTGATCACAACATCTGCTGAATTGATGTCATTCATTGCTCCTGAGGTCAATATAGATGAATCTGTTATTCCTGCCACCCTCGTACTACCGTCACTGGATATTCCTTGGTTGGTTGAATATTTGTGCATTGCAAACTCACTATTGGTTATGTCCTTGTGAACTGCATGAAACCACACACTGTCAAATGTATTTGCATAGGTGCTTATTGTTTTCTGTGAACTTATGTCAGGTGATGCATCTCCCCTAAAACTGTTTGTGTCTATTGTTGTCTGTGCTGTGTTTGTAATAGTCTTAGAGCCCAACACATCAACATTTGTGCCATCGGAATCGGACTCACTGTCGGATATTAATATCCTATACATAGTGACTCGACAAGTGCCTGCTGTTCCGTTTGATCCTCTCAATCTAGCATTACCTCCACTGATGTCTGCGGTAAATGTTGCCAAAGGAGTAGTTGAAGCATTTGATATGATTGTGTTGTATTCAGTAATAAATGCGTTTGTGCCATCGTGTATCAAGAGCACTTCCGTTGATGAAACTTCATTCGAAGTTGTATTGTTAATCGATATAAAATATTTTGCCGCTCTCGCACTTGAAATCGAAAAACTATCCAAGGTTGCTGTGGCAGAATCTAGATCTGCAGTCACTTTAGTGGCGGCAAGTCCTGACACTGCCTGTGTGCCGGAAGAGTCATTATCTCCTAATCCTATTCTGAAAAATGAAACTGCGTTGTCTGTTGACACAGATGAGTCTGCAAGTAGGCCTGCCCTACCTGTAAGCCTTACGTTGCCTACTGCCGTTCTTACGTCTGTGTCCAGCAATGGCTCCTTGTCACTAACAGATGAATTCACAATCTGTGATGAACCTGAAAACGACCCAAATGTTGAACCATCCTCAGTGCCCTGGGCCAAGATATGTTTTTGGAACTGGAATTCAATGGCGCTGTCCGCCGCTTTGTTTCTGCTTAGTACGAGATACCATGCACTGTCATATTTGCTTTGTGAAAATTCATCTATCACCGTCGGTGCGGCCTGTATCTGTTCGTGTCTTCCTGTCGCCGTGTTGGCGTCTATCAATGTCTTTGAAGAGAATCCTATTGTCTGCTGATTGTCAACGATAGTTGATTCACTGAAAGATATTGAGTTTACAAAGAAGGTTAGCCCCTTGCTTCCATCGGTTCTAAGAAATGCACCTGTGTCCCCGTCTGAGTTTGGCAGACTGAAATCGTTTATTATTACATTACCAGATCCGTTGGCGGCAAATTCAAGGTTGTCGTTTGATCTGTTTGTGGACATTGTGTTGCCTGAGAAAGTTATCTTGTTTGGTATGACCAGAGATGTGTAGTTTATTGGCTGTGTGAAATTACCAGCCGCCGGCTCATTGGCACCTATCACCGTATTGTCTATTGTTCCAGAATTCAAATCTATTCCGTTGATCACTACCGACCCTGTGCCACTGCCTGCCAAATCAAAGTCTGCGTTTGACGTCGTTACTTTTAAAACATTGTCGGTGAAGTTCAATGATGAATCAATTGTTAGGTTAGACACGTTGACCACACCGGTTCCACCTGGTGTCAATCTCAAATCGGCGTTGGAGCTGGTTGAAATTATGTTGTCGTTGAATGTTAGATTGTCCACAGTAATAGAATCTGCAAATGATGTGGCTCCAGACACAGACATGGATCCAAATGTGCTTAGTCCATCGACAGTTAAAGTTCCTGTTGTGCTTATATTGTCGTCGCCAAAACTTAAGGCCCCAGTTGAATCTGTGATTGAACCATTGGCCGCGGTTAAGGTGCTATTGATCGCCATTGAAGTTGCAGTAGTTGACAGGTTTTCGTTGCCAAAACTAATAGTCCCGGATGAATCATTTATTATTCCATTTAAGAAATCTAAATTTCCAAATTGTGAGCCTGTTGCCGCCGACAGTGTTCCTGTCGTAGTTAAGTTCTCATTTCCAAAACTAATTGATCCACCTAAGTAGTTGACGATTAATCCGTCCGATAGGTCAAGGTTACCGAACTGTGAATTATCACCTGCGTTAAGTGTTCCTGTTGTTGTTAAATTTTCATTACCGAAACTTATGGCTCCAGATGAGTCCACTATGGATCCATCGCCCAATGTCAAGTTTCCAAATACCATGTCAGTGGCGAAAGTCTGGGCACCACTAAATGTAAAACCATCTGCAGTGGTGTAGTCACCATCAACTATCAAGTTTTCGTTGAAGTTCACAGATGATGAATCCGGGGCAGATATGGTTGTTCCGCTGAAAGCTAGTCCGGCGATAGTAACCTTGCCCGATCCATTTGCCCTAATTTTTATGTCGTCGTTACTGTTCAAGACTTCTATGTTGTTGTCGTTGAACCTAATACCTGGAAACAACACAGTTCCTGTGCCCGATGGGTGTACAAATATATCAGCGTTTGATAGTCTTGATGTGATGTTGTTGCCAAAGAATCTGATATCGGATTTTACCGATGACTTAGCAAAAAGTTCAGTGAAATTGTTGTTTATCTTCTGACCGGCTTCATAAAGCGAATCACCTGTGCCGTCATCCGCATTTACACCTACATTGATTACTTCTTGTGTCATATTAGCAATATTTAGTGGATTTTATATATTACGTTTACTGGCTATTAGCCTGTGCTTATTCTAAGATCGTTACCGCTCCGGAACAACTGACCTGCGACATTTGGGTCGCTAGTGGGTAGATTGGCCATCATTATCTTGGCAGGTATCATTTCCACTGCACCTGTGCCTGTGGCGTCAAGTTGTAGGTTATCGTTGGATCTGGATGCTGTGATAAGATTGTCCTTGATGGTTATGCCGCCATCAACGTCTAAAATTCCTGTGACTTTTGCGCCTGTTGTTTGCACCCTAAGTCTTTCTGTTACAGCACTACTGCTAAAGGAACTTAAAATTATTTCGTTTGCTGTGCCGCTAGTGCCGTCGAACTTGATACTTGCTCCTTCAGTGCCTGCAGATCCTAAAAAACTTATGCCAGGCACGTTGGCGTTGTCTGTTCTTTGAATTTTTAACAACGGAGTGCCAGAAGTCATGTGAATATTACTGTCTGTTGCAACATCACCGGTTCCATTTCCTGACAGTGTAAGGTCACCGTTTGTGGTAAGTGAAGTGATTGCGGCATCTGTAACTTTCAATTGATCGATTTCAACTATACCTGTGCCGTTTGGTTGCACTTTAATGTCACCGTTGGTTAATGACGTGGTCAAAAGTCCGGTGTCAGGGTCTCCAACTATCTGATAAACTTCTTCGAAATTGGTGTTGATCTTAGTCATGGCCGTTCTCAACGAATCGCCCGTTGCCGGATTTCCAAGTGTACCTGTGTCAATGTTTAATCTAGCCATATTAAGTATATGCTTATTTATTAAATACACATATGTTCATAGAAGCACTCAAGACCATGAGATTGTACGAACGCCAGTCAAAGCTGGGCATTTATCACACGTTCCATAGAAAAAATACTGTGTATGTCTTCAAGTGTGACAGTTGCGGAGTCACATTTTTTAGACCTAGGGCAAAGGTAGATCCCGACCGAGCATCCAATGATTACAAGCACGTATGTTCATACTGTGATTCAAAAAAGTACGCCCAAAAAGTCGGGGTGAAAATGCGTAAAGTTTACAGACTGGATGCCAGTAGCACACAGAAGCTATAACTTTCTCCACCTGATGTCATCTCTATATCCTGTGATCCATCTCTGTAGATCTGCATAGATTCCACATTTTATATTTGGTTGATCAAAATACCACCTAAGGAAAGGATTGCCCTCGAGGTATTCTTTTCGATTAACAAAATAAAAATTTATTTTAGGAAATTTCCTAAATGTTTGCCGCAACTGGTACATCCATTCGAATTTCAGGTATGCTTTCATTGATGCCCTGTCTGGATAATTTGGTGAATTTTTGTAGATGTTATTTTGTATCCTACTAGGCGTGTTCATTTCCCATTGTTGGGCACCCATTATATCAAAAGACATTATTATTATATTTTTTACACCGGACTCCGCCGCCATTAGCACTGCCGAACATCCAGAACCTTTTGCCTTTGAGAAGTCATTAGTCTTAATTGTGCCTTTTTTTAGATCACCGCCTCTCCATATTCTGTACAGCTTAAGACCATGGGGCAAGTCATGTTCTGTGTCTCCTTCACAAATGTAGTTCCATTTGCTTATATTCTCAATGCCGTGTATCCTAGGAGATTCTTTGCCGTCATTGTGCCAGGTATGTAACTCTTTATACATATCTGGATTTACAGCAACTATATGATCACACAGTTTTGGATGATCTCTGTATATGGCATTACAACCGTAAACTATTCCATGTCCTTTTAGATTTTCGATAGGAAAAATGTTTCGCGATTCACCGTTGCCTATTATAAAAGCAGTATCCATTAGACACCAAATGACTCTCCACAGCCACAACCACTTGACGCATTAGGATTGGTTATTTCGAACTGTGATCCAAAAACTTCTTCCTTCCAATCGATCTTAGTACCTGCAACGTACATCATAGAAGCTTCATCGACGACAAAGCGTCCGGTGTGCCAATCTTCAGTGTGATCGTCATCTGAAACTTGCTCTTTATTATCTATGAATCCCCACTTGTATTTGAACCCCGCACAGCCACCGCCTTCAACTATCAAGCTGACCGCATATTTTTCAGGATTTTTTGCTAAAAGTTTTTCCATCTGATTTTTTGCTTCATCAGTAATTTCAAACCATTTGTAATTTTGATAACCTTCCATACTAGTAATTATGCTTCTCTGTTCCCCATATTCTGTATTCCAATGGCCAACCAAAAACGTGTAGCGTCCTTTTTATACTGAAAACTCATATAACTGTTTTGATCCTCCCAATGATTGTTTGGATTCTCCATCTGGTTTGCGTTTTCAAACCACCAACCCCACTTTCCTTTACAGTGGATTTGGCACCACTCAATGCATTCTCCCATTATACCGTTTGAGTTCATGTCTATGTTGTAATGAAAACGTTGCATATATCCACAGTCCTCAGGTATTTCATTAAGGTCAGATTTAATCCGTGCGATGGGTACTTTTCCGTATTTTTTTTCCTTACCAGTTGGTCGCATGTGCTAAATTCCATTTTTTCACAGAGCACTTCTCACTGCACTCTTTTGGGCCTTCACCAAATACCTGATCCAAGAATAATTTTTTCCAAAGTGGATCATCCAATACTTCTGTGAGGGTCTTGTCGAAGTTGATATAATCAAATATATTTTTATTGTGTGAATATCTTAGGCCAGTCCAACAGCATGGATTAAATTTGCCTTTGGCATTTATGTAAAGTCCTTTATTTCCTATCATACACAACGGAACTATTGATTGATTCTCCGTATCTTCATTATAAAACCTTTTTGTAAAAATATCAAGGCAGTTGTCATGCCATTCTTTACCACTTATTTTTTTGTAACTCCTCGTAAAACGTCCAGTAGCAACATACTGATCGCTTGGTTGCAAGTGATCATTTTTTCCATATCCTGGATAATTTTTTCCAAACTTTGTGCTTAACGTCAACTGAAACATGTCAAAAGATAAATTCTTGGCCAGCTCCTGCATGTGTGGTATTTGATTTTCATTAAATTTGAAAGCAATGGCGGCCCAAGTTTTGAATGCCTTACTTTGGCGTAGAACGTTTATTCCATCCATTATTGTTCGCCAGTTACAATTTACCCTGTATAGGTTATTAGACTGCTGATTCCATCCGTCTAACGAAAAATGTATATGATCTTTCTCGTTAAGGATATGGTTTAGTTGTTCCCACCATTTTTTGGTTTTGTAAGAACCATTTGTTACTATAACGAATTGTAAATCATTATTATGTTCTCGTAGCCAGCTTAGTATATCGAGAAAGTCCTTGGCATATATAGGGTCACCGTCGTCACCACAGAAGGTCACTTTTTTCACGTTGGTCAAAAGTTTTCCACTGAAATTGCTTTGGAACCATTTTAAAGTAAGATCTTGATTGCTCAATCCTTCAGGCACTTCCTGTCTTGAACATCTGGGGCACTTAAGACTACATTTAGAACAAAGTTCTATATGCCAGTGCTCTAAAGGCCAATTATGAATATTTTTAAACATTATTTATTTTACTATCCAATTCTATATTTGTAAAGCTAGTGGAGATATCCACTTACGGCCTGGCCCACGCATTAAAGACATTAAGAGGTCAGTGTATTTGCCGACGTCACTCATAAGTGGCGTTGCACTTTTACTTATTATTATCTCCAATTGTCCACCACAAATTGGTCCGCACACTCCATTGGATTTGGCTTTCCGTGGAACACTGCCACTCGATTACCGGGTTCGATGTCAACAGGCTTCCTAAAAAAAGAACGTCCGTCCTTAGTTAAAAGTTTAGTATCTTTCAGTCCGATCATTTCCCATTTGTATGATCTTATCCATTCGTCTGGCCAATGGTTGATATCTTTTGCCCCTTCCTTCATTATCCAATCTTGATCACCCCAGTTCTGTTGCATGATCCTTGCATGATTAGAAGTGAAGTTGGTGTATAAGTAATCCATTGTTCCGGCCTCCCATCTCATAACGCTAGAGTTAGACTGTTTCCAGTCTTTCACCCTACATCTATTAAAGTCTCTGATAATGTTGAACTTTCCAGGATTGTGGGTAAACAGAACATCAATGTTATCAAATATGACAACATCTAAATCAAAAAAAAGCATGTTTCCTCGTAACGGCATCTCCGGAGAAAACATCCATAGTTTACTCCACCATGTCTTAATCCAGGGATGATTGGGCAGTCTAATCACGTTGATATCAGGATCAAGGCCGCTTGGATCATCGGTTACACAATTGAATTGATAAGGCACCGTGGTATGGCGGCTTATCATATTTTTTAAAACATTAGCATATTTAGAAATATACTTGTTGCCCCATTTAACACATATTACTTGATTCATATCCGCGTCTTAGACCCTCAATTTGTATCTGTTTCCAATCATTGCTTTCCAATGTGTAGGGAAAATCATTTTTTCTATTTTCTAAGCCTAGTATGGAAATGCTTTTTATATTTAAATTATCTTTCATTTGGTCGTAAATCAGTTTAAAGGAATCATTTCCGAATGATCTTACTAGGTCAACCTGACCGATCTTAATATATCCCAAGGATAGTTTTGGAGAATTCCAATCATAGTTATTTTTTTTTAACCACTGCCGAAATCCATTCATCTCTTGTTTTTTAAATGCATGTTTGTATTCAGTTATAGTGTTTCCCCATTCTATATCGAACTCTCCGGAATAATATTTTTGATGATTAATCTCCGAACATAACGCATCAGTCATTTTAGGTGCCCCTTCATCCCTGTAAACTTCAATCAATGTTTTGCCAACCTGTGACCAATGGAGGTACACTCCGCCTAGTTCCCTATCATATCTATTTTTTTTAAAAAGTTCGAAATCTTCTTCGTGTAAATCATATCTGGGAGCGTTTAAAAATGTAGTAATTTGAGATGGCCTCATCCATTCTGGCTCGAGAACACTTTTCCTATTACTTAACACCCAACTTTCTATTTCGTGGCAAATATTATTCAACTGCCGTATTGCATATTTTGTTTCGATGTCAGCTTGTTTATAATACTCAGACAATTGCCACGCGGTTCCTTGTAGGACTTCGAAGTGCCTATGCAACAGGTTACAGGCGTCGTGTTTAAGTCTTAGTCCTGGAGACTGTTTTATAGTGCCTTTTCCTATCTTAAGCCTTGAGGAAAACTGAAAATCATCAGGCACAAATGGATCTATCCTTTCATAAACAGGATCAAATTTAAATGAATTTATTTGTTCGATTGAATGGTTCAGCTCTTTACATAGAAAGTTCAAATCACGTTTTGAATCGGCCCAACCCAAAAAACAAAAGTTCTTCTCAAGTATTCTTTTTGCAGTGAGGTTATCTGCAAGAGCTTCTATGAACCTTTCTCCTAACGGAGTATCGTATACGTCAATTTTTGCCGTTTTATTATTATATTCGATCTGTATTTTATTTTCTAGTGTAGATGGCACTATTGGCTCCGTGTTCCATGCACTCTACACTCTCAACGAAACATCGATTATTTGTGTGGGCTCTAATTATATCATCCGCGGCATCAAATGCATGTTTGGCAAACTTTTCTGCTCCAACTCCATCCATTATGATTATACTTGCAAGGTCCAGTTCTTCAAGTTCTTTGAACTTTTCCAGATGTGGATCGTTTTCATCCAAAACCAGTTTATGATCAAAGTGGTTCTCCAACCATTTCTTCAATGGCCTTAATGATCCAAAGTCCACGGCCCAGTTCTTGTCATCTAGTTCTTTGCAACCAAATGTAAATTTGAAAGCAAGGCTGTATCCGTGTAATAAATGGCAGTGTGAATGATCTGCGTTAGGCTGTCTGAACACACAGGCCAATCCTATGTTGTGGCCGTATGTTTTAGTTGAGTAGTAAGTCATCGTTTCTCCTTGTTTTGATGACTTGCAGAATGTTTAAAGAGGGATGAAAGTCTTGAAGTCCTCTCGATCATCAGTTTAACTTTTTGTTTATCTTTTGATCTAGGTCCATCTGGAACGTAGCATCTCTAATACGTTCCGTCAGTTCGTTTGGTATATTTAATTCACCATCTATGATGCTCTTAAGAAAATGCACTAATACTGTGAACTCTGGCCTGTTTGCCACAGTCTCTGGATCAATGCCGTTTGTCTCCATGGCATTGAGCATGGCCTCTGACGTATCTATGAGGGCCTGCATTCCTTTGCTATGTTTTTCAAAATGTCGCATTAAGTAATAATTTTTGGTTTATCAGGTGTTTTAATTGCGGAGAATACTCGTTTGTATTCTTCTTCTATTTTACTATTGATAATTGAGATACACTGAATTTTGTCTTTTGCCACTGTGATTGCTTTTTGTTGATCGGCAGTTGAAAAGAAGGTTCCAAACGCCAGCCCTTGTGGGCCTTGCATCAGTGTAAGTGCCTTTGTAATTGAAATGGTTTTTTCGTTTTGTGATTGCAAAGTGGAGATTACCTCTTCACCATGCATTAATTTTAGAGTAATTAGATCTCCATCTTTGTAATTTTCAAACATAACACTATTATAAACTATCCTATCATATTGTCAATGTATTTTTTTAGTTCTTTATCCTGGACATTATCGGGTACAAAATTATTGAAAAATATTTGGTAACTGTCTGACCCGTATTTTCCTATTCCGTGTAAGTCACCTGCGTCTCTGCCATCCCATTTAAGATACTGCTCAGTCATTTTTCTAATTCTTTTCGATCGCACCTCCCACATGCCTAAAGGCTTCAAAATTTTTTGCTGTGTTTTAAGTCTGCCACGGAGATATGCTTTTGGGTTTGGATATCTTGCAAATAGTTTTGGTAAAATAATTTTGACATGTTTTCTATATGTCAAATTCAAACACATTACCCCTACCATATGCTTCCATTTTTTATAAGGTGCTTTTATCTGTTGTTGCACCATAAGATGATCAACCATTGCTACTGTCATTTATAAAATTATATTTTAGATTACTGCTTTGTCAACTGATTGTTTATCCATTTTGCAAGTCCTTCATAGGTATCTTGAAAAACATTATCATGAGACTTCCATTCTTCTGGCATTTTCCAATTTTGTTCGTTGACAATGATCCACCTACATTCCGAATATTCAAACAATTTATTGAATTGATATATCCAGTAACTAGGATCAACTGGCCTTTTGATGTAGGTATAGCCTTTGGTAGACTTGTAAATGTTATTGACGTTAGAAGGTTTACTTTCTTTACCAAGTCCCCATAGGTCCATGCCAACAAGAAATATTGCTTTGGGTTTGAAACTCATGCCAACCAAAGCGGCAAACTGGCCTGTGCCCCAGTGGAAAGGGTCGTCCTGTCGCTTGTCTCCCTGGTATGGCAAATCTGGCACACACCTGACGTTAGGCCAAAATGCAAACTGTTTATACCAATTGTCTCTGGTGAAGATTGTGGTATTTTTGCCACAGGTATTGGCGGCCTCCTGACACATGTGCCTGTCTGCACACACAACATATTCTAGATTATGATCTCTAAACAATGCATTACAGCCAACCATTGTAGTGACATTTTTTAAAGGAGTTAGATCAAATCCCCTCCTGCTTTCACCATTGCCGATCACACTCACATACTTGGTCATAATGTTATTTAATCACCCGTTTAAACGCACACAGATGCACGTATACGCATGGTAAAGGCTCAGGTGGATACACTGTACATCTCATTCATTTTCATTGATTAAATGCCATACGGTTCGGTATTTGTCCCAGGCTTTCTGAAGTGTTGGATACTTCCTTCTTAATTCTATTGCCTCTAATCCTACCATTTCAAGCTCATCATAGGCCTGCATATTGTCCTTTGCCTTCTGCGACTGCTCAACCAAAATCCTATCGCCGTTTGGTAATTGTTCATACACAGTTTCTCCCTTATCTGGCGACACATATATTGGGTCTAAGGATTTAGTTTTTATTTTTTTCATTTTTATAATAAGATAAGTGACTGTATTTTATCGAAGTGTTTTAATTCTGTCAACACTTGTTTTTCAGTCATCTGTGTTTCCAAACGAGCAATTTCTATCCTTCCTGTGGTTAGTTTGTTACTAGTAAGATCATAACCTTTTATTTCTATATAATCTTTGTTTTCGTTAATGTAATTTTGATATTTTTGTTGAATTTTTTCAACATGATCGTCGCTATCTGTATGAAAATATATAACACAGTCGGCACTATAATGTAGATTTGGCACAATGTCATGGTGATGGCTATCATTGTCTATAGCCAGACTTTCGATCGGCTTCCCGACGTCGCAGTAAAGATTGTATAGGGAGCCAAATTTTCTTTTGTTAGTGAACAATTTATAGTCACTGTCTGAAAAAGTCTCTGTCTTAGGCAAATCAAAATATACCACCCTAATTTTCGGAGTGCCTTTAATACTTTCACAGGCATGAACAAATTGATTTATTTCACTTAAATTTTTTCTGAAATCAGTTGGCTTATTTTTAAATAATGGATTCGATTTCCACTCATCGAGTTTGCCATGATATTTCTCAAATACAGCGTGAATTTTGTTTAAAGTGTCTTGATCATTAATGTCTTGCAGTTGCACCCCAAATAATTTTTCAACACCATCAACTTGTTGTATTAATTTGTTAATATTATTTTTGACAAACTCTGGATTCATTTTGCTGTTAATATTATAGATCGCCCATGGCTCGGAAATTGGATATTGTTTTTGCTGAGCCTCTAAAACACAATTTATCCATTTTTGTGCAAAGGGATGATCTAGTATTTTAAAATTAAGATCGAAAACTTCGTTGGCTTTAACACTATTCGACAGTCTTAGTATAACATTCTTCATGCTTAATAATACTGTTTATGATCTGCTCCAGGGTGTGCATGTCTCATGCCTCCCTTTTTTTCAGCATCATCTTTGTGCCTCGGTATAAAATGAATGTGAGGCCAAAAAACTGTCTGTCCGGCGCATTCTCCGATGTTCATGCCCAGATTGTAGCCTTGCATTTTCCCTTCTGAGACCCAACGTTCACCGAATTCATATGCTAGGCCGTATGACTTGCCTATGTACTCTGCACTTTTCTTCTTGGGAATGAATAATTTGTGTCCTTCAACGCAAGGATATTTGTCATTGAACACCCCTGTATAGTCAGTTTCGTAGAAAGGCTTATCGTTGCCAAGCCATGTAGACTCTTCATAGTTGTTAATATATTCAAATGGCTTCTTGTAGATAGGTTTTTCCGATTGCATTTGTTTTTATGATCCCTATCTTAATGTTACTAGAATTTGGACTGTATTGCAATCTAATTTTTTCCCAATACTTTGTTTTTGGGACCGATGGATTATGATCAAGCACATTCAATAAATTTACCAATGCTTTCCTTACTTTCTCCGCACCTCCGTGTTTCTTACAGGTGTCAGATCTCCCAACATGGACTACTTTATTTCCTATTTTTATCTTGTACACACAAGATAGTTTAATCCATTTAGTCTTAGGTTTTGGTTTGTGTTTTATTTTGTATTTGTCAATTGTATAGAGGTCGTCTATTTTAAACCAATCTATGTTAGACATTTTTAATATTAAGTTGTTTGTAAACCTTTTGAACTTTTTTTGCCTGAAAGAAGCAGTCCTCCAATGCGTTGTGTAGACCAGTTCTCTTCTCATTTATATCACGTGGTACAAGGCTAAACAGTGTTCGAGAATCTCTTATTTGCCAGTATTGCCACGGCACAGGATGTCCAAGTTCCTTGTATATGTCTTGCAGTATTGCATAGTCAAACAATGGACCTTGACACCAAAACACGTCAACGCCAACTGAAAATTTATTGATGTTTTTGATCATTTCATTAAGAGATATCCTGTTATCATCGCTAAAAGCTTCATCGGATATTTCTTTGGGTTGTTTACTCCACCAGTTGACAGTGTCTTGCATAACATCTCTACCCATGCTAGTTTGGCTGTTAACGTCAACACGAAAGTACATACCCTGAGCTGGCTCGGCCATTGTGTATGGATCAAACTTTACACCTCCTACAGTCAGTATTGTAGCGTTAGGATTAGTAGATAATGTTTCCAAATCTATCATTGCGTGGATCATATACAATTATACTATAGAATTTTGGTAATGTCAATTAGACTTCGGAAGGCGGATCTGGATCAAAGCTCAATGCTGGTACACCGCCGTTATCAATGTATTCCTTGTATATTGAATACTCTATGTCATCGAGACAGTGTATTTCGCCTGCAGACGTTGGATAAGCATCTCGCATGAATTCACTGGCAGGAACGGCCTGTAACATGCACTGATTGTACGTATCAAATTTTGTGGTATCAAAGATAGCAGTACAGGCGTCTTCGGCAAAACATATGATCATGACCATTAAGAACTTCATGCAAATATTTAAATGGAGGATGAGAGAAGTAATACGACTATTTTTTATTTTTCTGTCGGAAAGTACGCACTTTTGTTTCAAGTCTTATAAGATCGTTGTCCAGCATTCGTACTCTGTCAATTAGTTTGACAAGTGTGGCCGATGTTGAATTCAGCTTTGGAGTAATTTGTGTTGTAATATGCTTCCAAAGGTACCATATGAAATATGCAAGGAAGAAGACCGCCACAACAGGAAAGCCATAGTCCTGTATAATACTTGTGACTGTTATGCTTTTACTTGCTATATCCATTAATCTTTCCTCGCATCTGTTTTGCCGTCAGCTCTGGCCACCCTATCTGTGTCTATTGGTATGCCCAATTGCTCAGAAACTTGTTGATCTATTTTTATAATATCATTGTTCATAGTCTTTATTCTGTTGTCAAGTTGGATTATAACAGTTTCTATAAATTTTATTGAATTAACTATTCCATTGAGAATATATTTGATTATAAACAGTATGAACACACCCATACCTACCGAAGCCGCAATAGGCAATCCTAATTCTGCTACTAATTTAAAAAATTGACTCATTATGTGTGTATTTAACTATTTTTAGACAGCCAGTTTAGAGTATGGATCGATTGTACCACATCAGGACTGATTTTATCCCATGAACTGATTATTTGTGTTGCGGATCGCCAATACATCTGTTGTGTTATGTTTTTATGTTGCTTGTAGAAATCCATCCAACGATTGCATTCGCTTATAATATATCTTTTATTTTCAGCGTTTGGTCTATAGTAGTTTTCAGTGCAGATCACTCCTTTTATCAATCCAACAACATTATCCCCAACCCACTCACCTATCTGGTTTTTCAACCAACCAACTCCCATAATGTCCTGCAACTGGGAGTAGTCACAACTTTCATCATCTATCTTGTGCCACATTTCATACCATTCCTTTGACATTGCTGGAGAACGGATACGTCCTTTGTATACCTGGAATAATAGATCATCTTCCCATCCGTTCATAGTTTGTATCCCGGAGGTCCACTCCATCTTGTCAAGCCACCCAGAAGAAAAACCTCCCATCTTATACCCGTAGTCAGTGATGTAATCTACAGGCATGTTGTATGCTTTACAAATTTTTAACATTTTTTCAGGAATGAATCTACACCAACTGTTCAGCCTATGCAAGAATAAGTCATCAGTTCCGATAGGGGCTACAATCATTGCATCAAAAATCTTCTCCCTTAGATACATACTTGCTGGCGGTTGCGTCACTAAACTAATGCAAGGTATATCATACTGATCGGCCTCGCAGTATTGTTTAATCATGGCGC